CATCAGACGTATAGAATGGCTCACCTGAAAATTCTGGTTCGAATTTGTTTTCTGTGGGTCTAGAAGGGTGTTCGTTATTGTTGAACTTCTTCCAATACTCTGAGCGCTTAGTGTATTTTCTCTTAGACATAGGATGTAATTTATATTACACCCCAAAGTTAACTTTCAACTTTCAAAAGTTAAGAAATAAACATTGGCGTAAATGTAGCCTGAACATTGCCTATTTCTTCTGATTGCATGTCATAATATATGTTCATGAACCAGTTACCTAAAACTAAAGCCGAGTATGAGTCCTTTCTAGCTTTGTCAGCTCCTTTTTGTTTTCTCAAGCTTACTGGCAAGTCAAAACTTTGAGTGCCCTGAACTGATGTAGTTATCTGTATTAATGCACATTGGACTTTTATTAAATCCATCATATCTTTTTGGTGCTCTACAAAATCAATCATCCTTGCTCCTACTCCACCATTTGCATTAGGATCATTTCTCAAAAATTTTAACTCTTTTATTGGAACCCTAGATTTGCGCTGGATGTTGTAATCATCGTTCATAGCAGCCCCAGCGAAGAATATCTTTTTATGGTCAAAGGCTGATTGTAAAGATTCATTAGCAAATCTAATCCATGCAGATGTGGGTTTTCTTAGAAAAACAATATTCTTTTGTGATAGATTATATTGGTTTTTTAATCTTCGGAGATTCTTATCATAATCTTTAGCTTTGTCTAACTCAGCCTCTATGACTCCAAGGTTTAAGTTTTTGTCTTTGAATATTGTGCTCTCGTTACAAGAGTTGATGAATTGAACTCCACCATTGTAATCACCCACAACAGCCACCACATTAAAATGAGTCAGGACATATGCCATGTATTTTATGTGTGTTTTTAAACTAGAGCCAGATAAAGCATAACTGTGAACAACTGTTCCTTTTCTAGAGTCTTTATTTAACTTTATGAGCAACATTGCAAAATCGTCAGAACTTTCACTCTCTGACCAAGAGGGGTCGAAAGCTAATATGTATTCATCCTTTGGATTACCCATAACCTCCACAGATTGCCCTTCACCGTCTTGTAAAGTGCATTGTGCCATCTTACTCACCTTGAAGTATCCAGAGCTGTCATCAGTGAATATAGCGCCGAACTCTCGCTCAAACTGAGACTCACTCATTGTTGCTTTGGATTGATTAATTAAGTTCTGATCATATAGCTGATCTGGAGCACAGTCATAACTAAAGTGCATGATAGTTCTATGCGCTCCGTCTTGTTTGTTCTCATTCAATATAAGAGCCTCATACTGTTGATATATTTTGTATAGATACTCAAATTTATAAGATGCTGAAGACAAACCTATAATTTTGTTATTAGGCCAGATTTTTCGGTCTTCTTCCTCCATCTCACCCTTTTCTATCATTTGAGTTTCTAAATCATATATCTCTTGCCTCTCGGTAGGGTTTTCTACAACAGAAAGGAAAGGGATAATAACTTCGTTGTAAATTTTCTCTGGCATCAAGAGTAATTCGTCGATGATCATTCTTTGGAATCTGAATCCCCTCAGTTTTTCACCGTCACCTAATGGCAGCGCTCGTATGCTACTTCGACCTATCTCCATGACCCACTCATCATTCATCTTAGAAACCCTAGTGATACACTGAGCGAAGAACGTAGCCTTTGGGCTTTTTGATATATCCTCAATTTTTTTGAAGATCATTTTAGATTGCCTGAAAGACTTAGACAAAATACCTATCTGCACACCTTGATTAAGAATAGCGTCTAATAGCGCGAAAATGCCCGTAGAGAAGCTTTTAGACATACCTCGACTCCATATCCCCAAAAAGTAGTCGGACTCCATCATGGCCTTGATAGCCATGTGTTGGAAAGGGAATAATTTTACGCCAGTCAGTAATTCGCAAGCAAATGATGGATTCTCTCTTAGAAACTTATAAAGCAATATCTTAGCTTCAGTATCCTCTAGATATCCTTCTTTTTCTAGAATTAGCTGGTTTATATCCTTGAACTCTCGGTTTAGTTTTTGTTTGCCTTCTTGCCAAGCCATCTTTCTTTAGTTGTTGATTCCAGAAGTATTGAACGTCTACTTCCCAAAGGTCTTTACCTAAAACAAGAATTTTAGGAATTAGCTCTTCACTCTTCTGTCTAGACCCACTGAACACAATTTGTGAGCAGTCTGTATACTCTGCCTGTATTTCACGCATTCTATGAAACACATATTCTAAATTAAATTTTTTGTAGCCTCTCTGATTCTCACCCCACATATCGTCAAAAGCTGTCTCCACCACAATAAATAAGTAGCAACCTATGGACCTGCATCTATCTAGCTCTTTGACAAATCTGTTATATCCATTTGTGACCGTTGCACAAAAATCCTGGTAAGATTTCCTATCCACGAATGTATAGTCATATAAATTACCTCCAACTCCGTAATCACCTACATCTAATTTTAAAAACTCACTGTTATCGAAATGCAAAGGCTTTTGCTCTCTAGTATCAATTAAAATAGGCGTTTGTGAGTAATCGTCATAAAAATTACTTGGTAGTTGCTTGCCGAGCATAGGCAACATACCAAATTGTGTGCAAGCTTCGTGGTAGCTGCCGAAGACATCTTTGTAGCTGTCTACATCGGGCAATTTAGAAGTTTGTAGATAAAGCGAGGGTGGCCCACCCGACATGCCCTTGGCTTGTATTTTTTCTTTAAACTTTTTTATTATAAATTCTTTTACCTCTTCACGGGGTGCAGTAACGCACCACTTCTTCATGTTCCGCTTGTTGATGAAGTCAGTAGCGAAATACTGATCGTATTTTTTAAACGGGATCAGATCTCCTGTCAGTTTGTCTTTTCTTTGATAGTGCTCTACATAGTAATCTCCTACGTATTTACCATGCTTCTTGATGTGAGCATGTAAACTTCTAAGAGAATCAAAAGACTCGTCACATTCTTTACAACTATAAGACATCTTCTTGACCAATCCCTAAAACTCTAGCCTTCCACTCAGCCATACCCTCTAATCGCTCGGCTTCTGTCTTTACCGCCGCTTTCTGCATCTCCGCGATACGAACCATGTTGGCTCGCTCTTCTTCTTCTTGAAATAACTGAACAACAGACAATATAGACGCATTTTCTTTTTGCATCTTCTTCATCCTCTCGCCTCTGTCACCTTGTAGCTTTTTAGTAAGGTTTTCTATCCTAGTCTCGCATTGATGATACTCAGCACTCTTTGCTTTAATAATTTCAGCTAAACGTATAGACATCTCTTGTTGCTCATCGGCCTCATCGAACATACTGTTGAGCTTATTCAGATGAGCACTTATGACTTCAAGATTTATTACCTCCTTACAAACATTTAAATATAAATTAATCTCGTCAGCCGTCAAATCAGGCTTATCCCAAGTCAAACGTATAAATTCATGTTCAAATAGCACCCGATCCTCTTCATTGAGATAATTGTTAATAATTTTCAAAAATCTTGAGTTGGAAAGGTTAGTGCCAAGTTTTTCGACACAAACTTGCTTCTGTCTGTTGAGTCTAGCTTCTTCAAGACCTAAACCTGTTGCATCATTGATTTTTTTGATGATTCTCGATGGAGACTTCGGTGAAATATATGAATGCAACGCACCACTATCTTGAGAAGGTAAAATGTCAGGGTTTACCTCTCTTATCTTGGCCAGCACAGCTCTTTGCTCGGCGCTGAGTGGTCTTACTGATTTATCTGGGAAAACTATCTGCGCTATCTGTAAAGACGACAATCCTTCCTCTGCTTGCTTTAAAATAAACTCTTCTTGCTCTCTACTGAACTCAATCACCTCTGCTGGCTGTCTACATCGAGTTTTATAATCTATAGCGTTTTCTACTAAGTATTTTCTTACAGCTCTACCTTGTTTAGATCTCCCGTCTAAACTATCATCGTCAAAACATTTTCTAGTAAGCTCTATTAGATTTTGAATCTTATGAGCGTTTTCTTTTAGAAAATCTTTTTGTTCACTCGTTAGATCCATCACTTATAATATCTTGTCTATTTATTATTTCTATGGCCACCTGTAAGAACTTCTTTTTTAAGTTTTTAACTTGTCTGTAACCCAATTTCTTTTTTTGAGCCGATAACTTATAACCCATGAACCTAGCTACATCTTCTTCTGTCTTTGATTCAAAGTATAACATCCTATAAGCACGATAATGAATTTCTGTTAATTCGATCTTCATATAGGAATCTAGTTTTTGCAAAGATGCCTCGAAATCGAAACCCTCGTATTTTCTTCCTTCTACCTCTTGAACAAAATCTTCTGTTGATAAAGGGGTCTTAAGCTCTAAGCCTGATTTCTTGCTTTTTTCCCACTTTGCATAAAGAGTGCATGTTGAATCTTGCTTCTCTGTTCTCGTAAGCGAGCACCCCTCTCCTACAGCAAACTTACAATTAGCACATGGTCTTACATAGTTGCCATAGTGATTCCTTATAAGGTTTCGTAGTTGATTAGATATGATTCTACCTATCCACGGCTCTAGTGGGCGCTCTTGATCCCACATGTGCCACTTCTTTGAAATGTGAAGCTTTATGATTTGTTCTACATCCTCAAAGTCGAACCATTTGACAGCATTTAACCTCCACTTAAACTGTTGCCTCTTTATAGCTGCGTCTATGATGTCAGAAAAATCTTCATAGGTATACTCACCTTTCTTTTTTCTTTTCATCAATAAACTCATCAATTGAACGAGATCTTTTTATTGTCTCTTTAGGTTCGGCGCTTTCTTCGCCAATCAATGAGCCTATAGTTCTTAAATTACCGTCATGCTGTATTTCTACCTGTAAACGACTGATATTCGGAACAGAATCTGCGTCTGTCTCATCATCAGATAGCTTTACAGATTTTTTTACTGTAGAATCTGCACCCGCTGTATTAACAGAGACGCTTTTGTTGAGTTGTTGTCCGCATTTGTTGCAAAAATTTGGTTTTGCAAGACCGTAAGACATTTTGTTACCGCAACTATGACAAAATAAATGGCTCATCACTATATATTTATAGATTTTAATTAACTTTTTTCAATTAAAACAAGACTGTTAAGTCCTAAGTTAAGCTGTTCGCCGCTTTCGCGTTGACTGTGTAATCTTGTTATATATATAATTTACACTTTTTTATAAGTTTCTAATTTAGATATAATAAACTTTAAAATTTTACTGCGAACAATATCTGATTTATTAAACTTAAAGCAATGTATACCATTGTTAGAAGACTCGTCATCCTTGAAAATATCAAACATTTCGGAGAAACCTGTTTTGCCATTAATATCACTCTGCATGAAGTCTCCACAAATAATCAACTTGCTGCCTTCTCCAATTCGTGTTATCAATGTCGTTAATTCTTTGAAGGTGAAATTCTGAGCTTCATCAGCTACGATTAGCTTTTGATTCCAGTTAGCGCCTCTCAAGAAGTTTATCGGCACGGCAGATATACGCCCCTCTTGTTTTAAGAAGGCGGTGTCTCCCTCAAAAATTATCTCATCCAATTTATCATACAAAGGCATTAAAAATGGATCAAACTTATCTGTTATATCTCCTGGTAAGCTTCCCAACCCTTTATCCGCACTTTCCGCTATACTTCTCACGTATAACAATTCTTTTTCTGGATTCTCTGCTAAAAGACGCAGACAACCATATAAAGACATATAGGTTTTACTTGAACCTGCTGGACCAGAAACAAAAAAGATTTGGACGCTAGGATCTAGTAATGTGGATAAAAATTTCTTTTGACGAGTTGTGAATTTAAAAGCTCGCTCTTTAAATTTTACACTGTGATGAAAGTGCGGCGTCAACTCTATGCTAGAGGTGTTTTTACGTGGCATTTAATATAATTACACGTAAATTACAGTTTAATATTTTTTAATGTAGCTGTAGTTGATACTGTATCGCCTTGTGAAACATTAGCACTTTGTGAAACCACTCTAGATCCTACAGGCATATTAACTAGTTTATTCATCAAATCGTTCATACTACTATCTACATCGTTGATCAAAACTTGTATCTTAGCGCTTAAGATATCACCGCTTAAGTTAACAAAGTTTTGCAATCCAGTAGAGGTTATTGACATTTGTTCCTCTATACCGTCGAGTAACATACTTGTAGGGGCAGGTGAGCCAATACCATAAACTGGAGTGCGACTATAATCTCTAGAGAAACTAATTTGTGATTGCACATTACCAACCACATCATCAGCGTTTATAACAGAACAGGTATGACCATAAACCAAACTATCGCCACTAATAGGAATAAATTTTGTTTGAGCTATTCCTCTACTATCACCAGATAGTTTTGTGCCAGTTGGTGGATCTAAACTAGTGAA